TCCTCGTCTAATATGTCTTTATACTTTTCAGCAGCTTCTTCAGCTGTTTCAATTATTTCTAAATTAGCACCTTTTACTTTACCCGCTGTTTTAGCTCTAGATATAATTTCTTCTTTAAGATATAACTCATAAGCTTGCTCTTTAGCTAGTTCAAGTGTATACTTACCCTCTAATTTAAACTTAGCTTCTTGAATTAGGTTGTTATATCTAGTAGGGTCAGATTCTTCTAGTAAAGCAAACTCAGGAGCATATCTTTGCATATTTTCTTCAGACAAAGAATATTGCTTTGCAGCATTTTTTTTATCAAAATCTACTTTTAAGTCATTTAAAAGTTTTTGTTTAGTTTTATTATCTAAAGTTTTATCTTGCTCTAGCTCTTTAGCTTGATTCTGTAGATCTGCTAACTCTTTGTTTAAGCTTATAACTCTTTTAGCGTGTGTAGCTGTTAAATTGTTGTTTATTATGTTTTCAGCTTTTAGTATAGCCTCTTGTACTTGCAGTTGCTTTGATTTTATATTTTTAGCAAGTAGTTTTGCTGGGGTAAATTTTTTATCACCTATTTCATTATACTTTATACTTAGCTCTTTTATTTCATTTTGTAGTTTTCTAACATTTTCATAATCATTATAAGTTGAAAATTTAGAAGTATAAGCGCCTTTTAAGAAAGGAATACCAGACATTATTAAACTCATACCAAAACCTGATACACCGGCATGATCAACGTTCTCTAGGGTATCAACACCATCTAAAAGATTTTGAGCTATTTGGGTTGGTATTTCACCAGCTGGTTCTAATAATGAATCTAAAAGAATCATTTCACCTTTTGACTTTACGTATTCTCTCGTTGAATTATCTAAAAGATCATTTCCTCCCTTTAGTTTCCAATTAGCTTTAGCTCTTCTGAGTATTGGAACAGTTGTTAACTCTGAAAACACACCCTCCGCTAACCCATAGCCAAAGCTTTTAAGCCAAAACTCAGCGCCAGAATATTCAGCTTTTCCAGTAGCCATTTCATACTGCATGTCTATCATTTTACCACCCATTGACGATGCTCCAATAACTATACTAGCTGATCCACCAGAAGCGGCCATAGTTAGCAATATAGGTATTTGATTTGATGTTTCTTGGATCCAAAACTTACCAAAATTAGAAGCGCTATCAAAAGACTCTTTCAAACTAACGTCTCTAACGTAGGAATTTCTGACTTGTTGAGAATACTTGGAATATTCAACAGCTGATTCATCTAAAAATTTATTAACAGAACTATCCCTTGGCGCTGCTATAGTTAGTAATTTACTACCAAGGTAACCTATTCCAAAACCTATATCTAAAAAACCAACACCTACATTTGCTAAATATTTCTCGTGTAAGTCATAGTTTTTACTAGCGGCATCAAGGGCTAGATTTAAATCTCTTATATCACCTAAAGCTTCTATTTTTTTAGCATACGCGTCTCTAGCTAAACGAAACTCTGAATTTAAGTTCTCAGTTGAAGCTTTTAATATGTTATAAACGTTTTCATCTATTACATCTCCATTTTCAAGCTTAACATTTCTATTACCACTTTTGTATTCTAACCCTAATTCATTTAAGTCTTTTTCAATATCTAATTCGCTTGGTATACTTGTTGAGTATTTTTCAATAATAGAATCATAAATCTTTGCTTGCTCTGTAGCTATATTTATAGACTCGTCAGCGTCTTGAACTTTCTTGTCTTGTCTTTCTTTAGCTAAATATGACCCTTGGTATAGAAAAGCTTGTGCTTCTTTATCATTAGAAGAGTTTTCTATTAGCTCTTTATTTATTTCACGTATCGCTTCATTTCTAGCTTGATTAAAAAGATCTTGTCGAACCTGTTGCTTAGCTAGTTCACTAGCTTTATTGTCTGATATACTTTTGTTACTAGATTTTATTAAATTGTATTGAGCCTCTATTTCTTCACTATATGGACTTATTGTTTTAATAAATCTTCTACCGCCTTCTTTAGTGTACTCATAAGAAGATTCTGTATAAGAATCAAATAATCCAGGGTTAATTAAATATTTTTGCTTATCAGTTTCGAGTCTTTTATTTAGCTCTGGTTTTATTATGTTTTCTTGAGTATCGTAGTATTTAGCGGCTATCTTTGCTTGTTTTATCTGGTATGATCTACTGTCTAATATATTTTTATTTTTTTCAGTAAAATCTTTAATTATTTTATTATTTTCTTTTATTACATCTTCATCTGTCGTATTGAATACTATAGTATCAGATTCATTTATCTCGCCTGTTTCAGGATCTTCTATTACAAGTTTTGTTAATGAATTAGATACAACACCTCTTTCTCTGGCTGCAGTAATAGGTTCTACATCACTCGCTCTATAAATTCCAGAGCCTGCAAACTTTAAATCTAGCAACTGTGCAGCCTCATCAGCCTCTAAGTTGTAATAATCTTTATCTATTGGAGATGAAACATCATAGTCAAACTTCTCGGTAGTTATTTTTACCGCTTCGTTTTGAAATGTCTGAGGCTTTGCTCCAAAAGCTTTAGCGTACTCATCAAACGTTTTTGGGTAATTTTCAGTTCCAGCAAAGTTTTTTAAATAGTCATCCTCATAAACTATAGTGCCGCTTTTAAACTTTATATATCTATCATCTTCTGGTTGCTCCAAAGAACCACTCACCGAACTGGACACCGTACTTTTTGGATCCACCTTGGTGTCTTTCTTTGTGTCTCCTTTTGCTTTTTTTGGGTCTGTAGGATTGTTTATTTTTTTTATAAAATCATTTAAACTTCCTCTAGTTTCTATATCTTCTTTGTTATATAGATCTATTAATTCATCTATTGTGTATTCAAACATTTTATTATATTATTTATTAGAAAAATGATTTTACGCTTTCGAAATTTTCAGGGTCAAATGTGATTTCTTTACCATCGTTATCCTTTACTGGAGAAACTACTCCTTTATCAAAAAACATTAACTGATATTTCTCGTTTTGTGGCACATATTGTAAAAGCATGTTGTTTTTTAAATTGATTACGCCCTTCTTATCCCAAGAATTCTTAGCGGCAGCAATCCTTTCTTCTGTGCTAGACGCGCTACTAGGTTTTCCTCCGCTTTTAGAATTTTTCTCTCTCTGCACTACATCATAAGCAGCTTGCGAAAGTCTTTCTACGTTGTTTAAAGTACCTTCAATGAAAGCTGTTGTATCATCTACGTCAGGATTAGCTGCCTTATATGCTTTTATATCTTTTAATACGTTTTCACCTAAATAACCATCATTTAGAAGAGATTTCACAGTGTTTTTGTCTTTTATAACATCTAATAAATAATCTCTAAATGGAGCTCTGTCAGTAGGAGTTAATGGCTTAGCACTTCTAACTCTTTTAGCTACAGCATCGTTAACAAGCGTAGCAGGATCTCTTTGCGCATACGATGGCAATTCATAACTTTTAACAGAAACATTACCAAAACTTGCATCTCCATTATCAGATATAGACAAAACATTATTAGGGTCAAAAAATGTTTTTGTAGATTCAATTTTATCCTTATCACCGTATGTTACAAAAAATGTGTTAAAATCTCCAATAAATTTAGTTTGTTGTGTATTATATTTTTTTAGATCTCCTGCTAAATTAACTATAGAAGTTTGCACGTTATTGAGCTCACTAGTTAGTTCAGCATATTTATCATCAAAAGGAGACATTTTAGATAATTCACTAGCTATTTCAACGTATTTGTTTCTTTTGTCTACAACAAAGTCTTTTACTGCGTTCAAGTTGCCAGCTGACGACAAACCCGTAGTGTCCACGTTTGATCTTAGTTGGCTTTGAAGAGAAGCCATTTTATTTTTTTGCTGGTTAAACTCAGCTCTATTTCGCGCCTCTATTTTTTCAGCTTCAGCAGCCTTTTTTTTAGCGGCAGCTTCAGCTTTAGCTTCTTGCTCTTTAATTCTTTTTTCAGCTTTTGCAAAGCTTTTGTCTATAACTGCCGAGCTATCAACAAAGCCACCGGTATTAGTAGCGCCTGAGGCAGCGAAACCAGCTCCTTTTATTAAATTTTGATTTGTAGGTATTCTTCTATATTGTGCCATATTTTACTTATAATGAATTGTTAATTCTCACCATCTGATTGTTCATCAGAAAATTGAGAAGCAGCTACACCTACTAAGTCACCTATGCCACCCATAATGCTTTGCGTAGCACCTTGTCTAGCTGCTTTTGCGGCACCTAATCTTTGTTGAGACATACCTAATAATGTTTCATCTCTATACTGCTCTTGTTGCCTAGAGTATATATCACCTTCTCTTTCCAGCGATTGTAGTTGACCAGCCATTTGTCTTTCAGCCATTTGATTAGCTCTTTCTTGTTGACCTATGCTTAAAGACGCTTGCGCTAAGTTCTGCGACTGCTGATTAGCTAAAGACTGAGCTAGACCAGCTATACCGCTTCCACCAGCAGCGCCTTGCATGTTAGTCATTATATTCTGTAAACCTTGCTGTTGCTGTTGCGCAGCAAATTCAGCTTGTTTAGTATTAACCGTAAGATCTTCATACACGTTTTCCATGTTAGAGTAAGGATTTGATATGTCCATTTCTCTAAATCTTTGCATGTACATGTCTTTTTCTTTTTGAGCTGCCGCTTCTTCGCGTCTTCTTCTTCCGCTTCCAAACACGCCTTGGCCTATCTTCATCAAACCGCTAGCCGCTCCCATTATTGCTCCTGCTGGATTTACCATAATTTATTTATTTTATTATATAGTTATTATTACGCATTATTTACTACTTTCAAATATTTCAGATCCTACTGAAAACAACTCTGCTTTTTCTATCGAATCATTTCTTAGTTCTACTTCTGCAAAGTACCCTAAAAGACCGCTAGTATTAGCTATAGTGTCTTTAGAAAACAATATAAACGAACTAGTTGTTGGCCTAACTGTTGTTGAAGGTATTCTACATGTTATTGAGTTTGAGGAAATAGCTGTTATCAATCCTATTGTTGTTATATTTTCACCCATAGCATCATTTGTGTAATACGCTGTGTCACCTACTTGCACAGAAACTTGAAGTGGGTTTGTAAAATTTATAGTTATCTCGTCCATTATTTATTTATTTATTATATACAAATAGTTCCAGAATTAGTAACAACACCCGAAGAATTTATTTGCGCTGGATATTTTATATTGTTAGAGGATAGGGTTACAGTATAGTAATTACCATCACCAACAAACGGAGTAACTCCGTCCACGCCATAAACTGTATCGCCAGTAGAAACTACACCATCTGTAAACGTATCTACAAAACAAACTTCGGTAGAGGATAAAGAGCAATCAGCAGAAACGGTTGAAGTGCTAGATATCAATGCTTGTGGTGGTTTTACTATAACGGTTCTAGTTACTTGAGTAGCAGGTGTACCAGCGCTGTTAGTTACGTTATAAGTGACAACGTAGGTTCCTATAGTAGCCGTGTTAACCGGATTAACAGTAACAATACTACTGGTAATATCACCATCAACAGAATCTGTAGCTGTTGCTCCTTGGTCGGTATATGTATCATTTCTAAAAATATCTATAGTTGCTCTACCTATTCTAGTTATAACCGGTAGCACTGGATTTAAACAGTTTTGATTTCTAACTATAGGGTTTGGCTGAGTCAGGTCAAGCACGGTTCCACCAATAGTATCCTTAAACGTAAAGTTAAATACCTCATCTGTAAACGGGCTTGATTGAGCAGCAAATGTAACATCGTTAGATATTGTTCCAGAAGAAGGCATAGTTATTGACCAATTACTAGCGCCACCTTCGAATGTACTGTTACTATTACTAGCTTCTACAACTAATGTTGCACCTGGAGAACCTGTAACTGTCAACGCTATAGTTTCTCCCGCGCAGCTTACATCTCTCTTAAAAAACGAGTAAGATATAGGCTCTTGACCAATTAAAACTGAGTTGGCTACTATTTCTATTATGTCGGTAGAATCGCTTGAAGGAAATTCGTAGGTTGTAGTAAAAGTTATACCTGTTAAAAGTCCATTAGTATATGTTTCGTTAGACGAAGCAAATGTATAGTTAGAGGCATCTCCAGTATTTACAAATATAAACGGTGTTTCCTGGAAGTAGTATTGGTTTTCACTTCCTGACGTTATTGTTATAGCCCTAGAATCTACTTGAACAGAAGAACCAGCTATTCCAGACACAGGTGTTAAAACTATATCTTGACTAGAAGGCGTAACCTCACCTGTTTCTGTTATTCTAAGTGTAGGATTTAAAGTAAACTCTTGCTCGGTAGCAAAGTTACCACCAACACACACTTCCACTGTTAACTCGCTTGCTGGCATAGTGTAATTTGCCCAATTAACAGTCATTAATATATTATCACCGTCTTGAGTAAAAGTATAAGAATTTATCTCAGGATTAGTGCCAACTGTAATCTGCGTAGAGTCCAAATTAAAACCTTGAGCTGGCGTAATTGTTATAACACTATCGCTTAACGTGTTTAAATTAGTGCCTTCTTCAACAGGTCGAGTAGTTGAGCTAGCTGTGAAACTAGAAGTTATGCAGCTAGGGTCTATAGTTAAGTTTAAGTTGTAATCTACTTGCAAGTCACCAGTTATTGAACTCGGATTACCTACACCCTGCATGGAGAACTCCCTAGAATCTAACTCGCTGGTTTTAGTGCTTAAACCTTTTATGTAATTAAAATACTTACCTTCTTTATCTAAAAACTCTTTCACAGAACCACCTTGCAGGTTTGTAGCTATGTTATTACAATACCAGCCTTTAGTAGTGGCACGCGATGTTGGATTTAAATTTCCAGCTTGTATTTGAGCTAAAGAAAACTTTCTTGAATCACCGCTGATGCTATACACATACTCTTTAGACTCTGTTCCAGAGTAGTTTAATGTTTTAAACCTCTTAACAGAGTTAGGAGCTTCATTTATCAAAAACTTTATAGAGCTATCATACTGTACGCCGTAAAAGTTATTTCTATCTACACTCTCGTCTCCGTGCTTCCATATCTTACCTTTATTTAAAGAATAATAAGTATTGTTTAGTGAAATAGCAAATTCAGGTATAAAATCTTTTCTACTTGTCCAACCTCTAACATCCTCACTAAATGATATAGTTGTACCTGTTTCATTTAAGTTGTTAACTCTGTTTAGGTCTAGTTTTGTCTGCCATTCACTAGTCAAAGTATCTAATGTTAAGTTGTAAACGTTTTTATCATCGTCATAAGAACCCAGGAGGCGTTTAGAGGCATGTAAGTTGTTACTAAAAAAGTCTGACATATTAGCAGATGAAATTTCTTCTAAACCATTTCTAGACAGTCTTAAAACAACTCCTCTATTTTTGTCTGTAAAATAAGCTCTAAAACCATAAGAAGCAAATGACTCTGGGTTTTTAGATATACCGTATTCACCTACGAAAGGTATAGACTGACCAAGAACAGCTGTGTTACCGACTATGTTAGTATTACCATCAGCATTATATAGAGCATCTTTGTTTGCTAAAACTTTTAATATTTTATCTTCGCATAAAGTTATTAAATCTGTATCTCTAGCATGTAATTTCTGTACACTAGTGTAATAAGGGTTTAAGTCTTTGGTTATAGGCTCTGCGGCTATAAATTGATTTAATCTATTGATACCAGATGTAGAGTTAAATATTTGAGAAAATATTAAACTAGTAGGTCTTTTTTCTTCTGCGTAAGTTTCATCTAAAACAGTTGAAACAACCGGTCCTTTATCTATTATTGATTGATTAAAGTCATCTCTTATTCTATTAGATTCTACACCTTGGCCAAAAGAATAACAGTTAAACCAAGGTAGTCTTGCTATTGGCTGATGACTAGCCGTTGAGGTTCCCGGATTAACAATATCATACACATCACTAGCTGAGTTGTAGAGATCTAAATCTACAGCTTCTTTAGGATATGTTTCAAACACAGCTGGATTTTCGGAAGTAAAATCAGCGCCATCTGGATCAAAATAAATTTCAACAAATTCAATAAGGCTTCTGCCTTCGTCTTCAAGACCTCCGACAGGAATAGGAGATTGATATTCAGCAGGCAACCAAGCTATAGGTTTGTCTATAGTTATATTCCACCTTACAACTCTTTGAGAACCAAATTTACCAGATCCTGATCTACCAGTTTTTCTATTATCTACCGTGTAAGCAGATCTATAAACTTGTGTTATTTCATAAATTGTGTCATCTGGATCTCCAGGTATTCTAAACTTAGAGCCCGTAGTGTCTAGTTTTTTAGCAAACGCTAGTTCGGCTTGTCTATCTGGATCATTTGAAGGAAAATCCCACCAAATACCTAAACTGTTATAAAACGCTTTAGGTTGTGTCCACGGGTTACCAAACCCGTGATAAGAAAGCGTTATTTGTTGGCTGCTAACTTCTATACCTAAACCTGTCGAAGGCACTTCAGCTATATTATTTGTTTCATACTTAAGGCTGCCATTCGTTCTTGTAGTGTTGTTTGGTTCTACCTCGTCCCAGAACCAACCTTTTGATAGTCTAGTGTTACCACCATCCCTCCACCAACCTGATCTACCAGTTCCAGCTATGTAGCTAGGGTCAGCCGCGGCAACGCTAACATAAGATGATAATTCATCGATGTTTAACAAATTCTCATCTAAAGCTAAATCTTTGTATATTTTAATAAAAAATCTACCTTCAAATTCAGGTTTGTTTTCAATTTTTTCTTTAAAAATATTAACTGAAACCTCAGTGGCTGGTGTTGCTTCAAATATAGTATCATACCAAAGTAAAGAATCACCTATAGCTTCTTCAAGCTGAAACCTGTACTCAGTACCTGACTTATGTAGATCTGTTATTGACACTACTATAGATGAGTTAGATCCGTTAGATATTGAGCATTTTAAATCACTTTGTGTGCTAGGTCCATCTTCTTCAGAAAACACAAGCTCGTAGTCTGCTTCTGGTATTTTAAAAAATAACCTATCAGATTTAGCTCTATCAGACGCGTTTTGAGCAAAGTTTGTTTGTATATTACCTAACAATACTCTACTTCTTTTTAAAGCCTCTGGTGCTTCGTTGCTTATAGATAGTATCTTATATCTAGCTTTATCGCTTACAAATATATCACTATCATGTCTTTTTTTAAGCTCTAAAAAAGTTTCTTCATCTACTTTATTTCTATCTGCAGAAGCAAAAGATAACCAAACGTCATCTGAATCTGTTATGTAAACTCTATCTAAAGCTAGATTATAATACTGATTTGAAGTTTCTTTAATGTAAAATTTATAGCCTTCAGCCCACTTAGGTGGATTGTTTGTTAAACCTACATTTATAGTATTGTACAAATCAGCAAACTCTTTAGGCAAGTCTCTACTGCCAGAGTCATCAGTGAAAACTGGAGATTGTCTACCATATTTATCTAAGTATACAACACCCATTTGATAGGTTCTCATACTTTTTAAAGACTCTACCGCTACACCCGCTATAGGATCTGGTGTTTCATTTATAAACGTACCAGAACCAGGTGGATCTTCAACTAGTGTTTCGTTTTTAGTAGAATCATGAACTATACTAAACTCAAAGCTAGGTAAAACCTCTTGACCACCAACATCTACCATGTCAAAATTCTGCGTATAATTACCGTATATCAACCTGTTACCTATTATTTCTTGAGCTAAAGCTTTTTTAGGAACGTTATCGTATGGTCTTAGTAGTTGATTAGATGGTAATAAAGAAGATATTAGCTCTGTTTCTATTTTTAATCTACCAGAACCTATCTGTGTATCTCCTGGTTCGTAATAAGAAACATCATTCCATTGGTTGTATGATTTACCTGGTATGTTCGGTGCGTTTTTTTCTATAGTGTCGACTCTGTATACGTTATTACTAGAAGTTTCTTTGTACAACACATCTACAGCGATTACATCGTCTGGTATATTATTTGGAACAAAGTCTCTAATTTCTAAAACTCTAACATTATTTGTCATAGCTAAGTTGTAGCCTTCTGATCCAGAGTACTCAAACTGTTCTCCAGGTATAAATACAATCTGACTAAATGGTGAAAACGAAGAAAACTGATTATCATCGTACTTGTATCTAAAAGCAAATCTAGGGAATTTAAACTCAAACATAGGATCATCTTGCTCTAAACTTACGTCCCAAACAACTTCACCTGTTTCAATATCTTCACCTATTTTTTGAACACTACATAAAAAAGTAAATGTATCAATAATCTCTTCTACTTTTACCCTAACTTGATTGCTGTCTTTAAAATAATCATATGGTTTATCTTGTTCTTTTAATAACAGAAAGTCTCCAGAAACGTAATTAACAGCTTGTGTAAAAGTCAAAGTTATTTCTGTTCCAAAATCAAGTGCTTCAGGTTCAGTAGTTTCAGCATTAATTGTAGCAAACTCAAAACTAGTGGTTGTTTCTAATACTCCATCTCTAGACGAACTTTTTTTATATATAGTTGGAGCTAATGAAGGATATTTCTTTATAACAGTTATGTACTCTTCCGTAAAGTCGCTACCGTATATTTGTGTATGTGTATCAAAATCAGTGCTACCGCTTTTAAATTTTGATATTTCTATTTTTTTGGGCTCGTATTGATTATCTGTCCAAAATAAAAAACCTTCTAATATGTTTATACCTGTTATTAAAAAGTTTTCACTAAAATTTAGTATATTGTTTTTATCTACTAGAATAGGATAAACAACATCGTTAACTTGGTCGTATTCAGCTATAGCGCTTACTCCTTCAGTAATATCAGATATGAACCAGTATATTTTTTCTGTAGTAGGATCTTTTTTTCCACCTATACAAACAGCTGTGTCTTGTATAAACGGAAGACCAGATTCTGCCCAGGTTTCATGCGTCTGCGTAACAGCGTTATATGTTCTATTTACTCTTTGAGAATTACCATGTAAGGTCTGAAGTGATCCTACATCTGAGCCGTCTGATGTCGTTACCTCTAAATTTAACGCATCTCTATACTCGCCATTTGGAACTAATCGTTCATCAAGGTCTTTATTCATTTTACCTTTGATGAAAGAATGTATTAACTCTGGCATATTTTAGTGTTTTATTTGTTTGGACTTACCTCTTAGTGTTTGAGTTATTTCCTCTATCTTTATATTTGATAATCTTAGCTTAGCGTTTCTTTTAGAAGCTCTAAGCTCTTTCTTGTATCTTTGTACTATATACTCTGGTATATTTGATCTTGTAGACAACACAGCGTGAGCTATATAATTATACATAGCTTGCTCAGCAAATTTGTGCACAACCATCTCTTGATCTGTAGCTACTCCGTCAGATATATACTTTAGAGTTACTATTTTACCCACCATACTTGAACCAAAGTGTATAATTCCTTTAGCTCTGTCTATGAAAAACACTCCGTTAGACTGAGCATTCTGCGGATCAATACCGTACCGTCTTCCGTAGTTATGTATATTTAATAAATCGTAATCACTGCCGTTTATATCTCTTTGAGTAAAATTGTTTTCTCTAAACTTTTTTAAAGTTTCAGATTCTACAGCTAGTAATTTTCCACCGTTTTGATCATCAAACAAGTATTCGTATTGAGAATCTTGAAGTATAGATGTAGGATTACTAGTTTTACTTGTTGGGTATAATATTCTCTCTATACCTTGATCGTCCACCCAAGAAAGCTTAACATAGTTAACATAGTCTTTAGGTAGTATCATATATAGTGTTGGTGGAATCTCTATTTCAAAACTCTTGAAAGAAGGTAATACGTCAAAACTTAGCTCTTGCAATCCTCTTTGAGCGTGGAAAGCAACATCTGATCTTTTTAATTTACTTATTAACTTACCTTCACCGACGTTGGATATTATGAAGTTATTTATTATATCTTTAATAGCTACAAACTGGTAATCACCATAACTTTCGTCAAAGCTGTTCCATACGCCATCTGGGCCTAAGTAATATTGCTCATCTGTTTGATTTATTAAACCCATATATTATGCTTTTTCTTGTTGTGTGTTTTTTATTTCTTCACCTGCAGCCACTTGATACAGCTGTAGTTCTCTCGTAGATATACCGGCTAGTTCTAGTATTTTTATAACTAACTCAGTTTCTTCTGACGCGTGTAATTCAAAGTTGGTAGATGTTGAAGCATTATATAAAGCTTCACCAAAAACCATTTGATAACCCCAGTTAACTGTAGCTGGCTTACGTATATAATTACACTTTATACCAGAAGTTAATTCAGAATCACCATATGCTTTAAAACCATCTTGGTTTGCTACATATATAGGTCTTACGTTTTTAGGTTTAGTAAAAGGCGAAGAGTTGATATATAAAAACTCGTTGGCGTTGATACGCTCTACCTCTATTTGTTCTATTGTAGTCACTGGCGTGTTTGGACCGCTTACTGGATCTAACACTAACTTTGTTGTAGAATTTTCGTATATTATAGTACCTAGCCTATACAAGTCTGCCGGCAAGTTGAAATGATTTACATCATAAGCTGCCGTAGCGCTTGTTTCAAATACATTTATTTTTTCGTTGAGCAATGTTAGCATATCTGAATACTCAGTATCATTACCTGGTATTCTACCGAATTGATTAATATCGTAGAAGTATTGCTCAAATAAATCTAACTGTGCTTGATTAGCGAACAGATTAAATTCTTGAGGTGTAACATAACCTCTTTGCTCCTTATTAAGTATACTTAAAACTCTTTGATAAACTGTGTCTATGCTTACGCTCATAATTTTTTTTTATTTATAGTAAAAAAGGCCGCCATTAAGGCGACCTAATCACCATAATTTAGGACTTAAAGTCTTTTTGTTATATTTTTATAAACCTCCATACCATCGTCCGTCTTAAAGAACGCTGCTAAAGCAGAGTAAGGGTGTTCATCAAAAGGAACAGTCATTAGCTTCCTTTTTGTTTCACCAAATGTAAATGTTCTTTGATCTTTAGACAGCTGTATTATACCTAGTTCAGTTGCTCTTATTCCGATGTTTCTTAGTTCTACGTTTTCATCGTTAGCAAGTTCTATAAATAAACTTGGTCTTCTTTTAGCAAATATCAATAAATCTCTTTTAAGCTCACTACTACTTAAATCGTTTACTTTGTTTCCAATCTCAACTCTCATTATAGCTTCTGCTTGATCTATATCTAGTTCTCTAGCCAACATTAAAGCGTCGATTTCTAGATTTATGTAATCCATTTCATTTATGGATTCTTGGACAGCGTTATATTCTTCATATACTTTATCTTTTAAGGGATGGTATATTGATAATAATTTTTGTAGGTTTTGTTTTTCTTTAGGCACGGATAAAATACCGTCTCTAAATATTATTCTGCCTAGTGTAGCTTGTCCTTTTTGCTCTTCTACCAATGGTGAGTTTTGGTTCGTAGCATATTTTAATTCTTTTTGTTCTCCAGAGTTTTCATCAAACCATAATAATGGTCTTTTGGCACTGTGTTTAGATACTACTGTGTAAACCAATGGTGATACACCATTTTTTAACACATATAATCTATCTCTTATTTCCCAACTTGGTTTTGCTGGTTTTGTAATTACTGGTGTCTTCTTAACAACAGTTTGTTCTTTAATTTCTTGAGGAGCAACCTCAGTTTTTTTTGCTGTAGCTTTTTTTGTAGCCATAATATAATATAATTAAATAGTTTTAAAAATGTGACAATAGCCTATATATATAATAGTAACGGGCTAATGTCATATAAAAGTAATAATTACCCCCGTAAATACAACGAGGGTAAGAATTACATTAGTATAAAGACTTATTAGCTAGTCTTTTTTAACAATACAAAGTTGTTAGCTGCTTGAACACATAAACATCTTTCTGACAAGAAGTGTACGTTCATTTCATCAGCATCACTAGTAAAGTTACCACCAACAGATCCAGTAATCCAAGACTTCATACGTCTGTCATCAGCTTCAGAAGCTCTATAACGTACGTGTAAGAAAGGTCTTGAAATATTCTGTCCTAACATTTGGTCGTAAACTGTAGAAGTTCCAGCAGGAACAACAACACCTTCGATATCAGCAACTAATCCACGAGTAGTAGAGTCGTTTAAGTATTTCCAGTCAGTCTTGTAAAAATCATAAGATCCACGACGGAAACCAGAGAAACCTAAGTTTATAGCCATATCTTCAGAATTATCAAATACACCGTAAGATGTACCATTAGCTCCATAAGAATTTTGTTGTGCTAACATGTTGTCAATAGATAAAGAAGTAGCTCTATCTAAGAAAAGCATGTTTTCTTCAATAGCTCCTTGCTTATCTAACTCAGCTAAAATAGTATCAAACTCAGTAAGCCCAGCACCACCGTCGAAATCAGCGTCGTTGTAAACTAAACCTCTGTCTTCGATAGCAGCAAATAAACCTTCAGAACCTTCAAATCCTCCAGCACCAGCTGAACCAGCTAAGTTACCTTCGTCTTTTACGGCCTCAACCATACTCATCTCTAATTGATCTTCGAAACGAATACGAGCCTCGTGCTCAGACTTTAAGTACCATAAATATCCAGAAGTTCCAGACTCAGTAGTTACTTCAACCCATCCAATTTGAGCAACGTCAGAACCATTTACACTATACTTATCTCTAAGAATAATTGGCTTGTTGTTAAATTGAGTGAATTTAGCATCTATAGAATTACCTACGTTTGAAGATCCTTTTTTGTACTCAGAACCATAAACAAACACTTTTACACCAGTTAAAGCACCAGTTCCTAAAGCGTCTAAATCAGCAGCACCGTAAGGAGCAACTGTTATAGTTGCATCACCGTTTGTAGATGTTACTCTAGCTTTTACAACAGCAACACCAACAGATACTACTATAGTAGATCCAGCACCAACTAAAGCTGCTTTTTTGATACCTGTTTGAGCACCTTGAACACCAGCAGGGTCATCAGTAAAAGTAATAGTTGTTTGACTACCACCAGTTGCTATAGTACAATCGTCAAAAGCAATGTGTAATCTTCCTTGCTCAGACCATACTACACGGTCAGAAGCCATAGGCATTTCAGCGCCTACCATTCTTAAGAATCCAGCAATGGTACGGTTACCATATCTTTCAACTTCTTTTTCATATACCTCAGGCAAAAATTGCTGAGTAAAATCCATATCTCCTAAAGAAATATAGTTATCTCCGAATAATCCTTTAACTGGACGTGGAGTCAGGTGATTTAATTGGGCACCTGTACCCGGACTTGGAAATCCCATAGTTTTAAATTTTTAATTGTTTATCTTTTTTTAATTTTAAAGCTAGAACTACTTTTATTATCGCTAGGCACCGCTCGTATACTCCATCCATTAGACATAGTTGTTTTTTCGTGACTCCCTCTCGGAGACATATCTATGTTTTTAGACTTTGCTACACTTTGTTTCATTGCATCAGCTTTACCTTGTTCGTAAAAATGATTAGCGACAGCATCAGCGTTCATAGCTGAGAATAAGGACTTATGGTAACCCGCCGCGTCAGACATTTCATTTTTTTCATTCAAGAACTTCTTGACAAAATTGTTTATGTCGCTTTGGGTACTTTTAACTCCTTGAACATCTTTAACTTTAAATCTGAATTTTTTATCACCTACTGAATAATCAAAACCTTTGAAATCTTCGTTGAATAGTTTATCAGTTTTATTTAAAAACGTTTTTGTTTGTTGCTCTGCGAGTTCTGAATTTTCATTATATCTATTAAAAAACTCAACAGCTTTTTTCTGGTCAGGGTTTAATCTAGATCCAGCTTTAATTTCTTCGTAGTATTTAGATTTTAAACCATCTAAATAACTTTTAGCTTTCACAACTTCTTCTTTGTGTGCTATTTTCTTTTTCTTTATATCTCTTTCATCATCTAGGTCTTCGTCATAGCTAAATGTCTCTTCCATTATAAAATCTATTTCAGACTTGTCTAGATGTGGTTTTGTTGCTTCATAATACTCTCTCAACAACTGCGAGTCGTTTAACTCAGAGTAATCTTTATTTAGTTTAACATAGTCGCTTAGACTGCCACCTGTTTCTTCCATAAAACTTACAACCTTCTTTATGTTTTCTGGTAACTCTACGCCTGCGCTTTGCTCAACTACAGCTTGTTCAACTTCTTTTTCTAACTCTTGAACTTCCTCTTTAACCTCTTCCTCTGTTACTTCTTCAAGAGCCGAGGTTTCAAACTCAGCCTCAGGTTCAGCTTCGGGTTCAATGTTTTCTTGAGTAGATTCAACATCTACCTGCTGAGGAGTTTCTTCTACAAGTTGTTCTTTTTGAGGCTCTTGCTCAGGTTTATTAAGTTCAGCTAAATTAACCTTTATAACCCCATCTTCACCTTGTGATACAGGGTTATTTTCATTTGTTTCAACGTTTGCGATTTCTGCCGCTTCGTTTTTTTCATTTTCTTCCATGATAAAATATTATATAATTATTTATTAGTATTATCACCTCGGTTCGAAAGAACCTAAATTTAATCCGCTAGATAAAACATCGTTACCCGACGATTCAAAGTTTTTTGGTGGTAAATTATTTTGCCTTTGCTCTATTAATTCGCTTTGTTGAGATGCCTGTAGCTTTGTTCTGTTGTCTTTTCTATCTTCTTTCTCTGATTCTTTTGTTTTTTGACCTTCAACTTCAATACCTTTGAGCTGCATATTATACTGAAACTCTTGAGCCATCAGCTCTTTCTTAGCTTCAACCTCGGCTTTAAGTTTCTGCAGATCCATTTGGCCTTTTAATTGTTCTAAATCAGCTTTTTGAGCTGTTAGAGCTTGATTTTTTTGAACTTCAGCCTGAGCAGCGACTTGTTGCGCTTGAGCGTTTGCTTGCGCCTGCGCTTGAATATTTTGCTGCTGCATCATTTGATCTCTTTCTAGCTTTTTCTTTCTACGCAGTTTTAATAATTGATTAGCTAGTTTAATGCTTCTAATTTCTCTTATGTCTATGGCATCGTCTAAATCTATAAGACCTGCAGATAATGCTGTTTGTATATTGTTTTCTAATAGCGCTTTTTCCTCTTCATCAGGTGTTAACTCTATAAATATACCAAAATCATAAAGATGTATATTTTCCATTTCTTGCAAAGTTCCCACGTTAGCCGCACCTATTTTTTGAATAAATGCTTGCTTAGTTGGTGAGTACTCTATTATATCAGATATTCTAAGTGACAAGCATTCTGCCAGCGAAGCTGTTAAATATAAACCACCATCAAGTATATGTCTAGTTGCGGTGTTTGAATTTGCTGCTGCTATTTTTTGTATTCCTACTAAAGACTTTGAATCAGGCATACTACCATCTCTGGCTTCGTTTAAACCCGTTACATCTCTTATCATTTGTAAGTAGTAGTTGTAAGTACTTATCAGCGCTTGCAACTTATTGCCTCCGCTACCAGATGTTATTTCTTGAATAGGTACTTTACCTGGATTCATATCACCATCTTGAGTAAAAGATCTACCTATTACAGAACCCGTTTGAAAAAACATATTTAATGCTTCTTGCGGATTGTAATTTGTACCGTTACCTAAATCAATTTCAGCTAAACCATCAGCATCTAAATACACACCGTCTGGAACCATTCTAGATAAAACCTGCTGTAGCTTTAAATGAGTAAGCTGTATCATATCTGCAAAGCCAGTTATTCTACTAACTAAAGATTCTATTCTACCCTTATACATTCTAGGCGCAACAATACTATAATTCATAAGAACTTTAGAATTGTCACTTTTAGGCCTCATCATATTCTTAGCCATTTCCCATTTCAATAACTTATCTGTACCTAATATCAATACACCTTCATAGAGCACCTCTAGAGACCTTGAGATCTTACCAAACTGTTCTTCCAGCATTTCCGCTGGTGGATTAAATTGGTCGTCTCTAACAAGCACCTTTGAAGCTCCTGTAGATGTTTCTTTAACTTTATAGACCTCATTCATATAAGTCTTATAGTTAAAATATAGTACTTGAACTGTATTTGAGTCAGACTCGTCGTAATTAGTTATACTTCTATCGTAAAAACCTCTACTTTGATAACCTTGCTTAGATATAGATTCTAAATCTTCTTCTGTTAGATCAGGAAATTGCTTTTTTAGCTCGTTTATGTGTACAGACTTAACTTCGCCGACGTAATAAATATCGTCAAAATAAGGCGAATCAGTATAAGACCAAACCATTTGAGCAGGATCGCAATACTCTATAACAACACCTTCTGACTTTGAAAACCTATTTTTAACAGAGCCTATGCCTATAGTAGCTATATCGTAATAAAATCTTTTCTTAGTTAGATCATATTTGTTACCATCTAACAACACGTTTATAGCTTGCTCTTCAGCTAACTCAATTTGCTGCTTGTAAGAAAGCTGCATATGTAGCTCTAGCTCTTCTTTAGTTTCTGGTAATATTTCTTTTTTATTTTCGTATAGATTTATACCAAACTCGGCTTCAACAAAATCATTTAAATCTCTTGTCTGCATATCGCGTATAACGCTTTCCATAAAAGCAGTTCTTTTACCTATACCGTATGGATCTTGAGAGTATGCTTTTATATCAAAAGCTCTATCTGATATACCGTTTACAACAATATCTACAAACTTAGGTATTATAGGAACCGGTTTCCAGTCTAGGTTTAAATAACTTAAATCACCATTTATAGATAATTCATCTTTATATTTCTGTATTGATTGCTCGCCTCTAGCGTAAAGCCTTAATCTATGAAATGTATTTTGATTACTCTTATACCTAGTATCACCTGAATCAGATTTAAACCACTCTTCTTGAATAGCTCTACCAACTCTAAGGCCATACTCTAACGACATTTTCTCTTGGTCGCTAGCTACTTGGCTAGGAAAAAAACCTTTTACAACTGACTCAGCCATATTTTACTTTATTATTTCAGACGTACTACCAGTATTTTTATACCTGGAAATACTTATGTTTAGTTTTTGTTTTTTACTTTCTGGATTTGGCCTATACAAATTTCTGTTACAAGCCATTATCGCTAACCCTGAGCTAATAGAAGCATCAAAGTTCGTTCTTTTATTTATATCAAACTTAGCCCAGTCATTTAAAGTTTCTTGAAAATACATTGATCCGTATTCCCCTTCTTTGTTTAAGCCTACGTATTGATCTATGTATGACTCTATAGCCGCAGCATGCGCTTGTTTTATGTCTTCACTAGAGTTTGGTATACCACCTATCTCTTTTTCTGCCACAGAAAGCTTTGTCCATAACTTATCAGGTCTGTTCATACTGTAGCCTCTATACCCTCTTCTTTTTAAATAATACAAAAGCCTGGGCTTATTGTTTTCTGCTAATATAGGCATACCATAGAAAACTAGTGACATTAAAACATCTTCAAAAAATATTTCAGCAGTAGGTGGTCTTGATATATATTGTAAAAAAAACGAGTTAGATGGAGCGTTTTCCATATTAAACTTTGTTAATCCATGTAGAGCGCCATTAGATCCTCTACCACCAACCGTGCCAGATATATCGTAACTATCACAACCAAAAGCACCTATGTGCTCGTTACCTGGATATTTATAGCCGTTTTTAGTTATAGACCTATTTTGAAGCTTATGTTCTGGAACCCAAGAAACCTTAAACCTACCGCTTGGATTAGGCGTAAACTCTACTATAGAATCCTTAACTCCGTTTCTCCACTGAAAATTACCAGTAGTAACTACACTTGTGTTTCTAAGGTCTTCGTTGTAATCTATTTGCTCGTATATCTTAACTAAGTTAAATAAACTATTTTTAGTTTCATCTCTAAAAGCGTGCTCTTCAGTTCTTGGAAATTGTCTGTAAAATTCATTTAAAGCATCTTGATCTTCTTTTAAACCCGCTGCTTCGTTTTCCCAGTGCTCAATAACACCCTGTTCAATGACATCTCCATGAGGTCCAATGCAATCTCCTGATGGCGTGTCGAATACAGGCATTCCAAAAGCATCAATGAATCCTTCGTAATTCCATTCCATAGGTATGAACAAAGAATATAATCCTGACTTAGTTTGTCCATTTCTATTTCTTTTAGTAACATTAGAATCGTTATACAGTTTTTTAAAGTTTTCTCCTCCTTTATCTAAAGCGTTTGATGTTGATCCCATCATACACTTACCTATAATTCTGCTACCTAATCTTAAACATGTTTTTGTTACTCGCCAATTATTTTTTATGTTATCAGGCTTGTCCCATTTACCAGATTCATCATGAACCAGTAACTTTAGTTTTTCACCATCATAAGAGTTATCACCAGTGTTTTTCCAGTCAATAGTAGTATCTAGTCCTTCTAATAATTCTTGTTCTTGCTTGTTTTGTATTGACTTTCTTGTAAGACGAGACGCCGGAATTCTGTACGCAAGTTCTGTTTTTGGGCGGTCCATACCGTCTTGTATAGGTTTAAAGAAGAACGGGTAGTTGACTGAGATGGGTACGACTTTATCAGTGAACATCTTTTTAGCATCGGCTCCAGATTTGGACAATATTCCAAACCGTGCATCCGAGGATATCGTTGCAAGGTTGACTGTCTCAGCTGAGGACATAAATGAAAATCCTGATCTACGGTTTTTAAGATAGCACATTCCATAACACCTCTTGTCTGCTTTGCAAGCCTCCCAGAATATAAAGAATAATCTGTTTGCTTCTCTAAAGTCTGGCTTCCCAACATCAATTTTGGTGTGCTGCAGGTACATAAAGTGAGTACCAGTAATGTAAGTACCCAAACCTTTATTATTGAACCAATGGCCCTCTTCTCTTCTTTTGAATTGTTCATCTATATATGGCTCCCATTTTTCTTTGAACTGCTCAGGATAATTACGCCAATCAAATATGCTTTGTATCTGCTTTAATTCTTTTGGGTATTCTTCAGCAATCCACTTATTGTTTTTTTTACTTAAATTCTTTGGCTCTTTGGGTAGCGCTATTTTTAAGCCCTGTATATTATATATTTCTCCTATTTGACCAGTTTTACTTATAACTACCACGTCTTGTTCTTTGTTGTAGCCATACTCCCATTTTCTAGACTTATTTAGTCTTTTCAATGTATTTAACTTTATAGGTGTTTCTATCTTGTATAATGTTTGCTCGTACATTACTTAGACCTCCTTTCAGCAAAGCCTTTAAAAGCTTCTTGTTGCTTTTCTTCTTTAGGCTTGTTATTTAATAAGTTTTCTTCGTCCTGTATTCTATTAAGTATTTCGAAGGCATCAAATATAGCTAACTTCTTAGTTGCCGCTGCAT